CCATAACAATGGCGCTGCTGGTGCTGGTATATGGATTAACAGTAATTATTCTAGGAACGACCAGCACAATTCAAACTACTGGCACCCGACAGCATACTCAGGGGTACTACAACCGTCGAATATAGCAGTATCTCAAGGACAGTTGTACTGGGTTGACGGTGGGTGGCAGTACATGAATAACAACATGCAGGGAGGGTATGAGAACAACATAGAACCTATCTTAACCAATGTCAGGTACAACGTTGATGACGACTACACCATTTATCCACACCAGATTTTTATGAAGAGGCCATCTAATGGTATAGTTGGGGAGTTGGATGGTAGCTTTGCAGTATCTGGCTTTAGTAACGGCTCGGAGAACGTAATTACCATAGGTTCTGACGATTATTTAGTGGTGCAAAATGTGTTCAGAAACGGTGTAGGGGACTTCGCCGCTATTTTATTAAAATAAGGATGTATCATGGCTTACGAATCAGGGACTACTAGTGGTGTAGAAGACCTACTTGACAAAATTAGGGTTGTAGCACTTGCTAGAGGGTGGACAGTAAATTGCTTCAACTCCATTGATGCTAGCACTAAGTACCTTGCATTGCAGAAAGGTAGTGAGAGGTACAACCTGCTATCAGTTATAGACGCAACACTAGCCTCCTATTTCATCCCGAACTATATATATGCCTTTACGTCATCCAATTACGTTGATGACGTATCACCTAGAGGAGTGTCAGACCCTAGTATAGACTGCGTAGTCAATGGCATAGGCTCTGGAGTACCTTACAAGATATTCTCTGGGGCTGACTATATTCACGTAGTATTAGAAGTATCCACTGGGCTGTTCGTGTATTTAATGATGGGGGTTTTAAGTAAGTACGGAGCCTATACAGGAGGAGCATATTTAACTGCAACTAGGACAGGGCCTGACAGTGCGGGATTGGGTAGATACTTGCCCCCAGCATATAGGATTTTTTCTAATCTTACGGTGCACCTTGAAGTTGACACTTTTCATGATTTCTGGGGAATCCACCATGATGGTACTGGTGGTGTGACAGACAGCAAGGCACAAGTAAACAAGCACACAGCTATTGATAAGTGGGTGTCTTACGGAAGAAACGATTTCAATCTGATTAGCCCCCTAGCACCTGTGATTGTTTACGCTCACAGGGGTAGCGAATTGTTCTCGCCTATAGGTGAAATGCAGGATATAAGAGTGGTCAATATGACCAATTTCAACTCAGGGGATACGATTACGTTGGGTGGAGATACGTATGAGTTGTATAGCGCAGGAACAGAAGCCAGCACCGATACAGGTATAGCTTTCAAAAAGATAGTATAGAATGTCTAACCTAAAAATATCGGCAATACTGTATAAGAATCCTACTGGGTACAATCCAGCGTTGGAGGGCAGGTCTCGTATAGCAGACCATGAAGAGCTGATTCTGCCTACTAGCACTAAGATTGGCGGACTGACTGGAAGTCAACCTGTTGCCGGATTGCCAGTAGCTTTAGGTGGTCTAAGGGCACACTCATACTACCTAGACTTTTATGACAGGGTGCATGTGTCTCCAGCGAAGGTTAACATTGGCAACCTTCTAACAGCACAGCAGAAGTACATAGAAGTATGGAACGCTAGGTTTGTAAGCAATGAACTACAGGTCCTTGTTGCAGAGGACACCTTTGGTATTGAGCTGACTGGTCAGCCTCCAGAGCCGTTAGGGTACGCCCCATTGCAGTCAAGGCTATACACCCTCATTGTGCCATTAGAAGGACCACCTGTAGTTGATGCTAGATTCTTATTCACATTTGAGCACGATGCATACCCAGAACTAAGCATCTTTGGTAGGAGGCTGATTACATGGTGGCCTAGGGCTAACTGGGTGTCACCTATTACTGAGAGGTGGGAGTGGTACACGGATGTAATGGTGTCAAAGAATAAGAAAGAACAGCGTGTTAAGGTGCGTGGAGCTCCTAGGAGAAGCATGGAGTACACGTTGTTAGCCAAAAATAACAATGAGCGACGTAAGATAGAGAACATGTTATTCGCATGGCAACATAGGCCATTTGGGTTGCCTCTATGGTTCGACCAAGAGTACTTGAGCGAAGTGTTACTTGCAGGAGGTAACACTATCCCTTGCACAACGGCTACTAGGTCTTACTATGTTGGTGGGCTGGTTGGCCTATTTGTCGATGACCTATTTGAGGTAGTAACTATTACAGAAGTGGCCTCAGACCATGTTAAGATTAGCTCGCCTACTCTCAATCAGTGGCCTGTTGGGGCTAAGGTAGTCCCAGTAGTTACTGCGAAGATTGCGGCTAAGTCAACTATCCGTAGGGAGACAGATGAGCATGCCACCATGATTGTGCAGTTCAGGATTGTGGAGCCAGACCGTACAATCCCCTTAGTAGAGGGCGATGTGTATAAAGGGTACGATGTTCTACTGGCTAAGCCAGATTGGTCTAGGGATATAACCACCACGTACACAAGGAATATGAGGTCACTTGACTTTAGCTCTGGCCCTACTGTTGATGAGGACTTAGATGAGGTATCAACACAAGCGCATCAATACCACTGGTTAGCTAGCGGTAGGGACGAGGTGTACGCACTAAAGCAGTTCTTCTTCGCCAGATTTGGGAAGTTAGTTCCTATATGGGTGCCAACTTATTCAGACGACTTAACAGTTACTGGTGCAGTTCCGCCGAGCGGAGGGTCTGTTATAGTTGACGGTAGCACTGGGTTTGTGTCCATGCTGGGCGTCTCTGTACAGAGAAGAGACCTGAGAATAGAGATGAACAACGGTAGTATCTACTACGCCAGAGTAACTTCTGCTGTTAGCGTCGGTGGTAATGATATACTTGCAATTGATGCAGTAATACCAGTTGAACTAAACCCCGAAACCGTGAGAAAAATATCGTATATGACTTTATGCAGATTGGACGCGGACTCTGTTGAGGCCGTATGGGAGACTGACTCTGTACTATTGGCGTCAACAGTTTTTGTGTCAGTGAGGGATGATGTATGAGCTTCTTAGGCAAGGAGACCAGTAACCACTCATCGGAGCCGATTGAGACTTACACCTTCATTAGAGGGGCAACCACCTACAGGTATACCTCGTCAGATGAGGATGTTGTCTTAGGGCCTGAGACCTTCCTTAGTATAACTATGGGGAGAGGTGATTTAGAACTATCTGGTGAGGTAGGGAGAGCACCTCTGACCGTGACCGTGCCACGTGACTTGCCGATATGTAATGATTACGTAATATCACCACCGTCAGATATAACCACTCTAGTTGTTAAGAGAGGGCATAGGGGTGAGCTTCCAGAGACTTACGTTGTGGTATGGATGGGTAGGGTGCTAAACTTCACATGGATTGATTCATCTATGGAGTTTATGTGTGAGCCAGTGTACACTAGCATAAAGCGATTAGGCCTTCGCAGGCAGTTCTCCAGAGGTTGTACACACGTTCTTTACGGGAGCCAGTGCAGGGTCAATGCAACTGCGCATAAGTACACCGATGTAATAGCCGGACTAACGAGCAACACATGCTCTGTACTAGGTGTCGGAGGTAGCGGGGATAACTACTACTCAGGTGGCTACGTTCAATGGGACTATCAAGGCAGGAAAGAAAAGAAGATGATACTAAAGCAGATAGGTGATGTCTTAACTCTAAGTGGACTGCCTTTAGGGGCATCCTTAGGGGCAACTGCTGAGGTGTTTCCCGGCTGTGACCACACGATGAGCACATGTAAAAATAAATTTAGTAATCTGTTAAACTTTGGTGGGTGCCCATGGATTCCCACAAAGAATCCGTTTGGGTCTATCCCTCTTTGGTAGGAGCATAAGATGTGGTTTCAGTTATTATCGCTATTAGTATCTACTGTACTACAGGCAGTATTAGCACCAAAGCCAGCCGCGCCTAAAGCGGCGTCGCTTAGTGATTTTGATGTACCGACAGCAGAAGAGGGCAGAGCTATACCTGTTGTCTTCGGTACAGTAGTAATCACTGGCCCTAACTGCGTGTGGTATGGTGACCTAGGTAAGAAAGCCATAAAATCTAAGAAAGGTAAAAAGTAGATGTCTGGTGAGTACGATTCTGTTATTGTCACTGTTGAGGATATGATGGCAGTGTCTTATTGTGCCAGAGGGTCTAAAGCATTCGCTCGTAGGTACGGGCTTGATATGCACTCTTTCATAAAGAATGGTATTCCGGCTAACGAGCTACTTGCGTTGAATGACGCAATGGCTGTTAAGGCAGTTGAAGCGGCGGCTAAAAGAATGGGCGTAAAAGATGGCAGGTAAGAAGGCACAGATTGTAGGCTGGAGATACTTCCTAGGTATGCATATGGTACTGTGTCGTGGCCCAGTGGATGAAGTGCAATCAATTTCATTTGCTGACAGGGAGGCATGGACAGGTCCACAGGTTGGGTCTGGTACTATCTATGTAAACAAGCCTAACCTTTTTGGCGGTAAGCAAAGAGAGGGTGGGGTTGCAGGAACTATAAACGTAGCCATGGGAGAGGACACTCAGTTAGCAAACGACTACCTACAATCTAGGCTAGGGGATGTGCCTGCATTCAGAGGGTTAGCGGCACTTGTATTCAGAAAGTTCGAGATAGGCTCAAATAATCCATACGTAAAGAAATTAGCAGTGCGGGTGAAAAGAATAAATACCGGATGGGAGACTGCACCGTGGTATTTAACTAAGGCTGGTATAGGTGGTGCCATGAATGGTGCTCACATAATCTACCAGTGCTTGACTAGCTCAGAGTGGGGTATGGGCTATCCTATAGGTTCGGTGGACACAGCAAGCTTCACAGGTGCGGCAGATACCTTGTACGCAGAGGGCTTTGGCCTATGTATGTCATGGAATAGACAGGCTAAGATTGAGGCGTTTGTTGGTGACGTGCTAGACCACATAGGAGGCATGCTAAGGCCAGACCCTACTACAGGATTGTTTCAATTAGTCCTGCTACGGGACGACTACACCATAGGTAGCCTGCCTTTATTCAACGAGGACAATTCTACCTTAACAGAGTTTCAGCGCCCTAATTGGGGAGAGACCACGAATGAGGTTGTAGTAAAGTACACTGATATGAACTCCGGCCTTGAAAAAGTGATAGCAGTGCAGGACTTGGCTAACATATCCATTCAAGGGTCTGTAGTATCAGTCACAAAAGAATACTTAGGTATTGTGTCTGCTGATGTTGCTGGAAGGATAGCTGTACGAGACTTACGGGCTTCATCAACGCCATTAGCCAAGGTAACGATATACGCTAACCGAAAAAACTACGGTGTGACCAATGGTAGTGTAGTACGCCTAAGCAACCTTGAGAAAGGCATAGTAGACATGCCCATCCGAGTGTTGAAGGTGTCTTATGGTGGTCTACTAAGTGGTGGGATGACTATAGAG